CCGGTCACGAGCACGTTCATGGAGCCTCCAGGCAGGCCAGGGCCGGGTCGATGTCCCAGCCGTGCATCTCCACAGTCCGGTTCCCCCAGGTGCTGCGCCCGTGCCCCGCATGCTCGGCGAGGTTCAGCTGCGCGACCCGGTAGCCGGCGTCGGTGATGCGCTGGCAGGTGGGCACGTCACCCCAGCCTTGGATGCGATCTGGGACCGGCCCGATGCGGGGCCAGTCACCGGCACGGAACGACCATGACGCCGCCCCGGTCGAAGCCCGGATCAGACCCGGGACACCGCCGCAGACGACCCGGCCGTGGATCTCGTTCCACGAGAACACCGGCTCCACATGGCAGCCGGTCAACAGCACGTCGTCGGGCGCGGCGGACCACCAGGCGCGGAGCTGCTCGGCCCAGCCGGGCAGCCATCGCATGTCGTCATCGGAGAGGACGCACAGGTCTGCGTCGGTTCCGATCGCGACACGCGCACACAGGTTCGTGCCGTGCCCGCAGGTTGTCAGCCGGTCCTTGGAGACGTAACCGCCGAGGTCGGCGACCAGCTCGTCGGTCGAGTCGGTCGACCCGTTGTCGACCGGGATGACCCGCACCCCCTCGACGTGCAGCGACTCCCACGTCTGCCAGAACAGGTCGAGGCGGTCGTGGGCGTGGAGGTTGTGGCACAGGACCGCGGCGGTGATGTTCACAGCCGGATCGGCGCCGTCGACGGCAACAACCCCTCGAGCGTCTCGAGCGCCGGCTGCCAGTAGGTGGTGTACACATGGTCGGCGTCGTAGCCGAGGGCGAACTCGCGGCACGCCGGGCCGATCTCGACCAGGTGGTCACGATGCTCGGCCGCATGAACAAGCGCCTCGGCGATGTCGTCGATCAGCGGCGTCGCCCAGTAGGCGAGCTGGGCGGGATCCCACCGGGGCTGCCAGGCGGTCGCGTAGCCGGGCCCGACGAGCTCGGCCTGGGCGGAGAAGTTCGTGACGATCACCGGCGTGCCGCAGGCTTGCGCCTCGACCGTCGGGATCCCGAACCCTTCACCCATGCTCGGGAACAACAGGACGTCGAACGCCGAGTACAGGTTCGCGAGCTCGGCCTGGCCGATCAGCCCGTTGCGGTACCGGTACCCGTCGACGAACAGGAGGTTCTCGGTCGGGATCCCCACCCCGGTCGCCAACGCCACCAGGTCGAGGCCGCCGAGCGCACCACGGTTCTCCGCATGGATGTACAACAAGGCGTCCGGATGCGAATGCAGCAGACGGCGGAACGCCATCAACGCCTCGGGGTACGCCTTGCGGCACGGCTCGAGCGAGTTGTTGGTCGAGACCATCCCGACGAGGAACACGTCCTCGGGGATGCCGAACAGGGCCTTCGCGTCGGGCACCGGGGCGAACACCGTCGTGTCGATCCCGTGCGGGACGTACAGCGGGTCGAGGCCGTCGGCGGCGAGCTGACGGCGACCGAAGTCGCTCATCGCGATCGGCACCGAACCGGTCTCGGCGAAATGGCGGGCCACCAGCCGCGGCGCCGGCGCATGGTCGATCGGCACCCAGCCGGCCATCGTCATCTCTCGGTAAGCGGGATGCTCGAGGGTCCACACGTCGTAGAGCGTGACGAGCAGGCCGGGCTCCCCGTCGAACCAGTGGGTCGCATGTGCAGCGATCACGTCGTTCGACCAGTTCGACCCCGAGGGGTAGACCCGGATCCCCTCCCAGTCGCGCACCCCACCCTGCAGGCCGTAGTTCGCGATGACCGCCACGTCATGGCCGTCGGCGACCAGGCGGGGCAGGACCTGGGCGGTCTGCTGCCCGTAGCCCGTCGGCGCCCACGGGGCGTTCGACATCCAGGCGATCTTCATCGGGTTTCCGCCTGGGCGGTCACCCGGGTCTCCTTCGCCGGTCGGCCCGGCTTGCGGCGGGTCACCACGACGAAGCAGTCGCCGGTCTGGACGACCGACACGATCTCCTCGCGGGTCTCGAGCTTGCGCACCGAGGCGGCGAGCTGCTCGGACGCAGGCGAGTGCGCGTCGACAGAGATGATGTGAGCAGGCACGGTGCTCCTTTGGGAGTGGTCGGGGGGCCGCCGCCCGTGCCAGCGGCGAACCCCCGAACCACAACGGTCGGCACGGAGAGGGTCCGGGGCGGGCCGGGGATCGCCCAGCCCGCCCCGGGATGGATCAGCTGGTCGGGGCCTTGAGGAACTTGACGTGCCCGTCCACACCGCCGACGTAGTCGCCGTCGGTCCGCAGGATCGTGCGGAACGTGACGAGGTCGGACGAGAAGGCGAAGTCGTCGGACCGCTCGAAGCGGACGCTGGCGACGTCACGGATGTAGTACGAGCTGAAGTTCCCGAACGCCATGTGGGTCCCGCCGGCGGTCGCGAAGGCGGCCACGTTGGGGTCGAGGACCATCGGGTAGCCCATCAGCCGGTCGGGCTCGCCTGCGGTCAGCGTCGGCTCCCACAGCGGCCGGCCCGTCGTGTCGGTGATCCGACGGATCTTCGCCGCGTTGGTGTCGAGCGTGAACCAGTAGGCGCCGAGCGCCCGAGCCTGCGGGTTGACCGAGTAGACCAGGTCGACGAGGTTCCCGTAGGAGGGGACACCCGTGCTCGCGGTCTGGGCGGTCGCGCCGACAGCCTGGGTCGTCATGATGCCCTTCGGCTTGTTCGAGCCCGAGCCGGTGACGTAGTCGGTGTCGGTGATGCGGGCGATCGCCTGGGCGGTGTCCCGGGCGATGAAGCCGAGCATGTCGATGCCGGTGTCGGTCAGGAGCTCGTTGCTCACCTGGGTGAGCACGCCGTACTTCCAGGCGTTCAGGGTCGCCTGGCCGAACGTCGCGTCGACCTCGCCGATCGCGGTGCCCTCACCCCGGATCGCGGCCGTGGAACGGGTCGCGACGTTGGGGATCTCAAGGGCCTCACCCGACTGGGTGGTGAGCACCGTGACGTTCAGGTTCCGGGCGCCGGTGTAGAACTCGACGTACTCGACGAGCTGACGCTGGAACGACGTCGGGACGGTGTTGCCGCCGAGAGCGTCGGTGTCCGACACCAGGTCACGCAGCTCGCGTGCGCCAACTCCGGAACGGATGAGACGCTTCTCGCGCCACGCCGGGCCGAGGTCGATGTCGATCGAGCGGGTCTCACCGCGCAGGAAGCGGGTCATGTCGTCGACCTGCTTCTCGGTGCGGCGGGCCTGCTCGGCCTCCACGATGACCGGCTCGTAGGCGGCCCGAGCCTTGTCGGCCTCGCGCTCACGCTGCTCGATGTCGAGGAACGACCGGATCTGGGCGTCCTTCTCGTCGATGTCCCGGTTGATGGTGTCCCACTTGGCCTGCTCCTCGCCGGTCAGCTCGCGCGCCTCGCGCTCCGCGACCTCGAGCAGCTCCTTGGCCTCGTGCCACGCCCGCTGACGCGAGTCGCGCAGCTGGTTGAGGTAGTTCTGCATGGTTGGTCCTTTGTCTCTGTGCCGGTGGCACATGACGGATGGGGGAGTGCCTGGTGCGTTGCGCGCGGCCAGACGGTGGGTGGTGCTGAGAACCGGGTCCGGCCGGTGCGTGTCGCGCGGCCAGCGGAACCCGGGGCGGGTGGCGGCACGGGGCCACCCGAGAACTAGGTGTACGTGTCGAGGATGCGGCGGGTCCACGACACCGCCGGGTCGCCACCCCACGCGGCCCACGCCACCCGGCCGGGCGACGGGTAGCCGGGCTCACCCGGCGAGAACCCTTCGCCCTGCTTGTCGGCCTCGTGGCGGGCCAGATAGGAGGCGATCCGCCGGATCGTGTCCAAGCTCACCGGGTCGCCGTTCGCGAGCTGCGACGCCCGCCGCCGACCCACCGCGGTGAAGCCCCCACCGGCCTGCCCGTCGGCGATCCACGCCAACGCCCGACGCGCCTCCACGCGCACCCCCTCGGGGGGACGCCACGGCTCCCGGGCCTCTAGGGGCACGGCGGCTGGCGGCGGCTCAGGAGCACCAGGCGGCGCGACCGCACCCCGACGAGCTCGGCGGGGATCAGCCAGAACTTGCACACCGCACCGGGGGCGATCTCACCCGAGACGATCTCGCAGGCTTGCGGGCCCTCGTAGAACCAGCAGTTCGAGCACACCATCCCCTCGGCGGCGAACGGCGACTCGGCCACATAGTGGGCGCCGTCCGGGCCGATGCCCTGGTCCCACTTGCCGAACAGGTCGGCGATCTCCTCGAACGTCTCGTAAAGGACCTGCTGGCGGGGAGACGCCATGTACTCCGAGTCTTCGAGGCTCATGCGTGCGGGCTCCGCTCCCGGGCCATCAGCTGGTGGCGCAACGCGACCAGCCCCGACGGGGTGACCTCGGCGACCTCGACGACCTCGACCAGGACCGGTTCGGCCTCGACCTCGACCTCGCCGGGGAGGCGACCCGACCGGATCGCGTCGACGAGGACCTCGGGGCGGACCCCGGTCTTGCCGGCCAGATGCTCGACCGCCCGCACTGCGACCTCGGTGTCGAGGTAGGCGGGGAACGTCACCGGGGACACGTCACCGTTGTGGAGGCTCACCTCACGCAGGGTGCGCAGCGGGTAGCCGTCGTCGGTGCGGTCCCAGAAGTCCTCGATCACCCGGAAGCCGAAGCTCGACTGGGTGACGTCACCCCGCTCGATCGACACCATCAGGTCCCGGCCGTACGAGGTGTCGGGCAGCTTCACGTCGTAGGCGAGGCCCCGGTCGTCCTCCTCCATGTACAGCGTCCCCGACTTCGAGCGGCCGAGGATCAGCGACGGGTCGTGGTTGAACAGGGCCCTGACGTCGGCTTCGCCGAGCGTCTTGCGGAACGCGCCCGGCGCGATCCGCTCCACGAACCCGCCCAGGTCCTGCGACAGCCGGTTGAACACCGCGGCATGCCCGGCGATACGGAACCCGTCACCCTCGGCGCGAGCCTCGAAGTCAGTCGTGTAATAGCGACGTTCGGTCGGACGCATCAGTCCTCGATTCCGGTGGCCGGCGCCCCTGACGGCCGCAACTTGTCAGTCATCTGGCAGTGATCGCATCGCATCGTCGGGCGACGGCGCCTCCGGGTCGGCCGGCGCCGTGTTGATCGGGTCCAGGTTCTCCCAGGCCCGCACCTCGTTCACCTCGAGGAACCCGGTCTCGATCCCCGTCTTGTACGACTCGTACCGGTCCCGCAACGCCGAACGCAGGAACGCGTCGAGATTGAACTTCGCGAACTGCGGCCGGGGCAGCAACCTCGACAGGGCGCCCTCGAGCCGGACGATCCACGGCATGAACGTGAACCGTGTGACATCGGTCCCCAGCTGCTCAGTGTTGGCGTACGTCATCGACGAGCCGCCCATCGGCGTGAACGGATGCTGCAACCCGAACAGCCGGTAGATCTGCTCGTCGTTGTAGCGGCGGGTCTCCAAGAA